TATTACACCATCGTCAAACGTTTTACTAAACCCCATTTCCCCATTTTTAACGCCCGTTATTGCATATAGCTTATTATCAGTTAATAGCGAAAACGTAACCTGCCGCCCATCCGGAAAATGCTCAAACCGTTGCAAAAAATATGCCGGATTACTTGCATCTCTGGACGATGCGCTCACGCCCTCTTTGCCAACCGTAATAATCCCCTCAGCAACCCACCTGTCGATGCAATATGACCAAGAGCCACTATACTCTGACGCCGCACGCTGATTAACCGGATTGCCAAAATACCAGTTATCCAGCAGATTAGGATTGGTGATCTCGGATAGCCGGGTGTGGATCGTCGTCTCGTCGCTCCCAGTGACCTTGATATCCTCCCCGGTCAGCGTCACATCCGCACTGAGCGGTTTTTTGTTGATCGTGCGGGTTTGGGGAACGCGCTTTGGCAGCTCCTCATCAATCTTATCCCAATTTTTGTTCAGAACTTCTACATCGTAGAAATCTTCCGGTGTGGGCTTCTCCAGTTGCAAATGTGGTGTAAAATTAGGCATTTGGCAAAACCTCCTCCCTGATTTGTTGGTGTGTGTATTTGGAAAGCTGTGCATGTGTCAATCGCGCAACCGTCTGATGCTGATTGTAAAGCAAGCCGCACTTTCGTACGATATTGGCAGGAACGATATCCCGCAGTAGCTCCTCCACTGCATTCAGATTCCGCTTTGCTGTGAGTGCAACCTTCACCTCAAGACTGTATTCCGCCGGTGACAGCGTTAGCCGATAGCCTGCCGCCCCACACAGCGTAGCAAGCTGCTGCTTTAAGCGCCGGATAGAAAACGGCAGCTGCGCGTTGATCTTGGTCAGCACCCGAAACCTGCGCTCGTCAAGTGTATCTGTATCCTGCGGTGTCAGCCCAAATACGCGTTCGAACCGCGCAATTCCTCTTTCGCCTGCCAGAGATACGAATGAAGCATCCAAAACTTCATCTGCTGCCGTGTGCAGAGCATCCACTTCCGGCTGTTCTGCCCTGCAAATCATCGGAAACTCATAGGTTGTCAGCAGCACACCGGGCAGGTATGCGGCGAGCTTTTTCTGCATCAAACATCACCCCCTACACTCGCAAGCTGTGGAATTTCATCTTCAGCCAGTTCCAAATTCTTCGGTACACCGTTTATCGCAGTTTCTGTGATATCCACAACGCATTCCAGTGCCAGTATGCGGGTCTCGATCTGCGCAATTCGCACGATGGTTGTCGGAGTTTCTGTCCACTTCTCGCTTAATTCTTTGAAGTAAGTCCGGACAGCCGATTCAATCTGCGATTGTGCCGATGCCCACTGCCATCCCATTGCAAACGTGATATTGGTAGTAACGGCAATATCGCGATGCTGCGCCCCCATAACCGTGACCGTGTGGCCGATCGGCGCAAGTCCCAGACCCTCGCCGTGGTTCTGCTCCGGGTCGATTTCAGTCTGTACCTGCTGCACCAGCTCGCTTGACGGCGTTGTGTAATCCGACGCGATGATGACGAGCTTGACCGTCCCGCCGCCGTTCCAGACCGGATACACCTTCACGCCGCCCACGCCCACGATCGCGTTCACTTTTTCCTTGTAGTCTGCCACGTTACCGCCAAAGGCCTCGCCGTCGATCGAAGCGTAATACTTTTCACGCAACGTTTCGGTGGTGTCTCCATCCTCTCCAGGCACTATCACGCCTGTGATTTCGGCCGTCTGCAAGCCGTTCACCGTTTGGATCGGCAGCAGCGTCCCGCTGTACAGGTTGCCTGCCGTACCCAGCGTTTCCGCCTCCAGTCGATATACGCCAGCGGAAATCTTCTCAGTGACGGTATAGTTAACCTCATCGCAGTTAAACCGCATACCGGCTGTCAGTTCAAGCTCCGGTGGTGTAAATATGCCCTGCACAACCGCCGCGGTCTCACCTTGGATTGTGATGCCGCGCTCCTTGCACCGCAGGATCAAATACTGCAGACTGGCCGTATCCACGAATGTCTCATCCATCACAACGTCCAGCTCCATGTATGTCTTGGCCAGCTCGGCCGCGGCCGGGGCGAGCGCATCGTAGATTACCGACCCTTCCCGCTTGTCCACCGTATCCGGGACACGGTCGAGCATGCGGCCGAGGATGTATTCAAAGGTCATTTGGTCGGAATATTTGCCGATCATGTTACCGCACCCCCTTCCAATTCGTAGCTTGCCGAGAAGTCGCCCTGCGTGCTATGCACGGTAAAAGTCACCGCCAACCGTTCCCGGCCGGTGCGCGCAAAAGAAAAGCCGTCTACCTGCGTAATCCGGTCATCCGCGAGGAGTGCGCCCTCGATAGCCCGCCGGATACGCACCTGCAAATACGGCGTGATCCCCTCACCAAACAGCGTCTCAAGCTCAACGCCATAGTTCCACGAGTAAATCGCATGCCGGAACCGCTCGGTCTGCAATGCAAGGAATACGGCCTGCCGCATGGCTTCCTGCCCGGTCAGCATACCGGTAGACGGGTATCCGTCAAACCGTAAGCGATAGGTGCGCGTTGGCTGCTCCGCTATCTCAAAATCCGGCGGCAACCCGTCATTATATTCTGTTGGCAGCATCAGAGCGCCCCCTTCCGGTCTAATATCAGCCATTCCTGTCCGCCTTGCACCTGAATCAAAATCAGCCTTTCCCCTACCCGAAAAGACTGTGCTGTTATGCCTTGCCGGACGATGAACTTTTCTTTTCCAAATGTCCGTTTCTGATCCAAGCGAACCGTAAACGGACGGATGGACTGCACCGTACCGTAACATATCTCCATCGGCTTTTCCGCTTCATATACGCCGGCTGCGATCTGCTTGATCAGCTCCACCAAGTTACGCAAGAAACTCACCTCTTATCCCGGACAAATGCAAATCCATCGTGTGCAGGCCGTGCTCAAACGTGTGTTTTGCCCTTTCGATGCACATGTAGTTTTTAATGTCAATATCACCCAGCCCCATGCCGACCGCGACCGATGCACCCGCCCGCGCACGCACATCACCGAACACCTTTTTCATGGTAAGCTCGCGCCGGATGACGTTGTAATACTTCATCAGCACCTTGGCCTTCGCTTGCAGATCGGCGGTGGATAGCGCACTATCCAGCTTGGCGTAATGCTGCAGCACGCCCCACTTGGCTTGACTGGTCGTATCGTTCAGCACATGCACCTCGCGCTCGCCGGTATCACCATTGTCATAGGCCAGTTTGATGCGGTTATATACATCGCTGTCGATCGACGATGTGTAGCTGTAGTCCTGCGCTGTGTCCTCGTCGATGTAGATGGGCAGCAGCATGTCCGCGTAAGATTTGAGCGCCAGTTTGCCGAAATCATCGAACAGGTTGTATACCTTGCCCGTGTTGATCACGGTCAGATCGGAGGCATTCCCGAAGATGTCGAAAATCGTACCTTCCTCGATGCGCTGCGGGATTTTGTACTTGGTATCCGCCAGCGTGCCGACGATCAGACCATAGTCGGCTGCAAGCATCTTCACCAGTTCGGCATAGGTTTTGTTCTCGTAGGAGATCGTGTCCTTGTTCTTGAAGTACCGCGTCTGGTCGTAGCAGGTGACGTCGATCAGCAGGCTGTTCGACCGGCTCTTGCTGAACACATAGCCGTAGAATACATTCTGACCGTTAAACCGGAACGACACGGGATTTCCCTCGTGGAAGCTGAGCGTATCATCCTTGACGACCGTAAATTTAAGCGACGCGGGTGCACCGCTGCGCTGGGTCTCCCATGTAATTTTCCCTTCCACCACGGGATTCTGCATCTGGTTTTGCTTATTCTGGATGGTCAGCTCCGCACCGGCCTGACGATATGCAGGCAAGTCCCGCAAATCTTCTTTACGGGTGCCCGAAGCGCCGGTAACCGACTTTACCATCACCTTGGTGATCGGCTTGGATTTCTCCTCTTCCTGCTCTGCGCTGCCCGACGCGCCATCGCCGCCAAGGATCGCCGTACCGTATCGGACACCCCAGTTGTTGCACTCCTCGTTCGAGGACATGAGCAAATCGAAGTGGTACACGCCGTTCTCGATCTGGATCGCGCCGCCGCGGTCGTTGACTGTATAGGTCACGCCGTCCAAACTGGTGCCCGTCCCCTTCACGGTCACCTTCGTGTCAAATGCCACCGAGGGCGGCGCGGCACAGGTGCGTTTGGAGGGATCAAGTGGCTTTCCCAGTGCATCAAGGAAGCCGCCCTCCATCGCGTTATCCGCCGGATAGTAAGCGGTGAACATGGCCTTGACCGTATTCACCACCCCGCTTCCACCCGTGCCTGTGTAGTTTGCGGTGGTGTCGCTGTCCTTCACATAATTCTGCGGATTGACCGGCGAACCGTTTTTGTGCATTCCAAAGTGCAGATGGCAGCCGGTCGACGATCCCGTTGTACCGACGGCAGCTATTTTCTGTCCCGCCTTTACCTTTGCACCGTTTTTTACATATAGCGCAGAGCAATGACCGTAGAAGCTCATCAGACCGCCGCCATGATCTATGCTGATGTAATTGCCATAGCCGCCGTTCCACCCCGACATCGTCACCGTGCCGGGACCAAACGCCAAAATCGGCGTGCCGGATGCAGCAGCCAGATCAATACCATCATGGAACTTTACACTGCCGTAGATTGGGTGCACGCGGTTGCCATATCCGCTGGACACATAACTGTACCCCGGGCAAGGCCATACATATTTACCCATGCCGCACCCCCTACGACGGCAGCCGCAGCACGGTGCCCGGGTAGATCCACCAGCCGTTGGAACTGCTGGCGCGTCCGTATTTCTTAGCGGCGGCTTCAATAACATCCTTGTTCAGAGCGTAAATCTCCGTCTGCCGTGCTCCGTTACCCAATTTCACGCGGGCAATGTCCCACAGGTTGTCCCCCTGTTTTACCGTGTAATCGCCGGTCTTGGGTGCGGTGGTGGTTTCACGCTTTTCCGTTACGGTTGCTGTGGTCTTGGATTCTGCTTTTTTGAATGCAATCGTTTTTGTGCCGTATTCCCGATACTGCAAAAGCTCGATTTTAGCCATCACATCCGTGCCGTACCGGTCTGCATCCTCGTTCAGCTCGTATACCTCAAGCGATACCTGCATGGACGTGGAATCCATCAGCAGCCTGCCAGTATCATCCGTGCGGATCACATCGAACACAAACGGCTGGCACTTGGTTTTCAGCAGCTCGAGCTTGTCCATGTAATAATGTGCATCACAGAAGCCGCTTTCATATTGTGCAAACGGATACGGGTGGTTGGGCAGCAGTGCCGAAAAACTGATTTTAGATAGTCCCGGCAGCTTTAGGATATTGATCTGACCCTCATTTACCAGCGTTACGGTTTTATTCTGGTTGACTGTTTTCAGCGTGAGTGCGGACGGTGTTACCGGAAGGAGCACCCCATCCATATAGAATTGATACATCAGATATGCACCCCTTCCGCCGCGATCGCCATCTGCTCAGACACCTTAGCCTCCAACAGATTCACCACACCGTCAATGTCCATCTCCGAAGAGATCGTGTTGTTGTTCACCATTTCAACGCGGATTTCGGCGGTCGTGTATTTGTTGATCTCCTGCCGCTCTGCGATATCGCGCAGCAGTTTAAGATCCTCGCTGGACATTTCCATATCATCAGCGATCTTGCCGGTGTTATCTGCAATATCTGCCAGCAATCCTTCTGTCGGGTTCACGCCAATACCGCTGGTATTCATCTTCTCCGCAATACTGTCCTGCAAATTGGCGCCCCAGTTGTAGCCGGTATTATATGCTACATCGTAGTCAATCGCTTCCTTGCGTTGAACGAACTCCTTCCAACCAGATTCATCCTTGATCTGCTGAATGCGCTGGCTGTAACTGTCATAGAACTGATCCAGACCGCTGGTGATATTGATCTCAACCCCGGGAATCTGGTTAATCAGGCTTTCAATCGCCCGCACCATGCTGCGCACAACGCCAACTACACGCTGATTCAGCTGTAAAAATAAGATTTCGATTGCAGCAATCGGATCATTGAACACATTGCCAATAAAATTGCAAAGGTCTGCAAACAGATTCCATACTGGCAGATAAAACGTGTTGTAGATGAATGCGCCTGCCACAGCAAACGCGCCGGTGATAACCCCAAGCGCCCGCACGGTTGTATTGCGCGCCTTGTTCATCGCACCAACAACCGCAAATATCACGCCTACCAGCACCAATATCAGTGCGATTACCACGCCAATCGGACTGGTTGCCCATGCCGTATTAAGTAACACCTGCGCGGCTACCCACAGTCTCGTAGCACCGGCGCAGATATTTGCCCAGTTTGCCAATAGCGCCAGAATCCCCACCGCACTGCCGATTCCGAGAATGAGCGGGGCAATAACTTCAAGATTGTTTGCCAGCCAGTTGATACCGTCGAGCAGCGGCTGCAGCGCCACAGTAGCCAAGGTCGTTGCCTGCGTCCAAACATCTGCCCACGTCATCGGGATACTCTCGAACCGCGCATTTGTTTCGTCTGCGGCATTGATCACGGCGTTTTTCACAATATCTGCTGTGATCTTACCTTCCGAAGCAAGTCCGCGCACTTCACCAACTGTTACATCGAGGTAATCCGCAATAGACTGAATAATGGTTGGTGCCTGCTCAAATACCGAGTTAAGCTCCTCACCACGCAGCACACCGGCACCCATAGCCTGCGTTAGCTGTAGCATCGCAGCCGCCTGCCCTTCCTGCGAAGTACCGGCAATCTTGAACTGCTTGTTCAGCTGCTCCACAAATGCAACCGTTTCTTCACTACTATTAAAAGCATCGCCCGCAAGCAGACCCATCTTCGAAACTGCTGCTGCGGTATCCGTGTATACTCCCCGCGACCGCACAGCCGACTGATAGATCATCTCTTGCAGCTCTGCGGTAGTCTGCAAGCCGTCGTTCATCAGGTTCAGGCGGGCAGTCGTTTGCGTCAGCTCATCCGACATACTAACAATGCCCTTGACCATCTGCGAGCCGATGACCGCCGCACCGATCCGTTTGAGTGATCCCAGCAGATTGTCTGCCGGCGGCTGTGCATTCTGCATCCTGTCCGCCAGCTGCGTAAATTCGTCCGACACGCCCTGAAGCTGGGTTCTTACCGCGCCCAGCTCGGTTTGCAGGCGGTCATAAATATCTGTCGGGACAGACTGCTCTGCCAAACCCTGCATGCGCTCGAACCGCTGATTGACCGCATCCATGCGGGAGGCGATCCGCTGCAGGGCGGTGCTCATGCTGTCCCGGAGCTGTAAAGTCTGCGATACTGCCATGATCCGTCACCGCCTTTCTACGTGCGTCTTTTGGCTGCTTCGATCGCCTTCTTTTCGCTGTCAACCCGCACCAGCGTAGATGCGATGATAAACACGCGTTCTTTCAATGGCAGATTCAAGAATTCGGACGGCAAAATATGAAGCTTCTGCAAGCAGAAATGCACCACAGAAGCCTCTAAATCGCCGTCCAAAATCAGTTTTTTGCTTCTTCCACCATGTCACTGATGCTGTAATCAAAGCCGCAGGACTGTGTAAGCTTATCCAGATACGCATTGTACTCGCCCGGAACGCACAGCAGCTTCACAATAAGATCCTCTGCACACTTCACCCCGTAGCTGTCCTGCAGCTCCGCGTCATCAAGGTTAGGATATACTGTGCACGCGGCCGCCAATTTGCGTCCGTACAGCGCGGTATCTACCACCTGCCGATATTGGTTGCGCTTGCCGGGAATCGGCACCTGCTTCGTGCAGTCCTGCTGGATCAGATCATTCTCATCGCTGGAGATGCAGCGCACCTCCCACGTTTCCGGTTTGCCGTTTTCATCGACAAAGCGATCGGATACGACCAGCTTGATATTTTCCGGTTTCTTGGCGTTCTGTGCCATAAATGCGGATAATCCGCCCATAATAGATATCCTCCCTTACTCCATGCCTTCAAGCATATTGAACGACTCCGGCATATCCCAATCGTCAAATGTGCCGCTGATCTCTTCGTTCAGCAGATCGTCATCTGCGTTGAACTTCGCCAGAATAATCTTATCGAGCAGACAGCCGGTATGCGTGATCGTCTGGCGCCCCGCCGCCGAGGACGGGTCCTCATTGGCAACCTGAATTTCAAACGGCATCAGCTCTCCGGTTTTCTTATAACGCAAGAACCATTTGCGGAACACCGACTGGTTAAAGTGCGCCGTACCCTTCCATGTACCAGACCAACCCGCCGGCTTTTTGCCCTTTCCGGTGCGGCCGAGGATCGGTACGTCGATCAGATTGATGGATGCAGACGATTCGAAATCATACAGCTGCATCATTTTGTAGCGGTTGCCGTCGAGAGTGACGTAGCACTCAGCCAGAGAGCCGGAAACCGCATCATTCGCATTCATTGTGGGATTCATACCGTACTACCCTCCATTCCAATGATCACCTGCATGTACAGCTGCTCCATCGCCGAAACCGGCTGCACATGATCCTCCACCGCAACCGCCTTGCGGCTGTCGCCCGGTGCAACCTTGATATGCTCGCTGTCAAAGTTCTCGATCGCACGGATGGTCTGCAGCTGATTGTGGTGGGAGACAATATCCTGCCACAGGCTGACACGGCCGGCCGCATCGTTCTGCACCTTGCCCAGATACTTGGTATTGAAGATGGACGCAATATCGTTCGCGATCTGATCCAGCACACGAACCACCTGATTGCCTGTGAAATCAGCAGACTTGGTATCGGTCACACTGACAAAGGTGTTGATGTCGGTCAGGACGCGCACCTCGTCACCTACACGGTGGAACATCAGCTTGCCGGACTGAATCGCCTTCTCCAGTTGTGTCTGGGTAAAGTCCACATTCGGCGTGTATTCGCCGGTGTAGGTCGCGTTGGTCAGGCTCTTGTTGACCGCACAGGCTGCCTCCGCGCCCACTGTCCAGTAAACCATGGACGGGTCTGCATCCGCACCCACAAGTCCGTTTTCAACGCTGATCACACCCTCGTAATCCGCTTCGGGATACCGGAACAGAACTGTCTGGAACTTTACGCCCTGCTCATCGCGCATACGCTTCGTAAAATTCGCAAACAAACCCTTAACCGTCTTATTGGTCGTATCACAGCCCATCATATTAAAGCTGTACGGCTCGATCTTGTCCAGGTAGGTCTGGTATGCCGCATCCTGCACCGTACCGTTCGTGCCACTGGTGAGCGCGATGCCTGCGGATACCGCCAGTGCCTCTGAGCCCTTCCATGTAACATAGTCGTTCGGCTGCAGGTCGGATACTGCCCTTACTGCCTTCTGGATGTCCACCTGCGTTGCGCCGATGTAGGTGGAAACATCGTATACCTCGTTGGAGGTCTCCTCAAATGCCTCGTTCTGCGCAATGACGATCTTCAAGCTGTTGCCGACCGTACCCGGATATTTTGCTTCCGCGTACTGGCAGGACGCCTTTGTGCCGCCCGTATTCAGCCGGAACACATGCAGGGTCTGCGCGTTCGCAAAAATCTCCCGCAGCGGGCGCAGTGCATCGTCCGTATAGGCGTGGCCGAACAGCTTCAGGCTGTTGCGCTGAAAGTCTGCATTTTCGACCGTAAACACCTCGCCCTCCGGCCCCCAGTCCAGACTGAGCGGGAAGGTCGCGGTGCCGCGGTCGGACAGCGTAGCTGATGCCCGCGACGCAGACACAAAATTGATGTACGCGCCGGGCAGCAGCTTGTTCTGCACATGGTATGTGCCGCCACCAAGTGCCATAGCTATTTCACCTTTCCTTTCATAAAATCATTCATAAGCGCATCCACCTCATCGTAGGTATAGCGCTGTTCGTCTTCAAGCAGCACGCCCAGCAGGTCGCGCCGCTCACGATATCTGTCAAACGTCAGAAGCTGCTCCTTCGTGAATGAAGGTGCTTCCGGCGTTTTCGGTTCGGTTGTCGTTTTTCGTCTGGTTGCCATATCAGCCCTCCGTTTCGGTGTCGATGCCTGTCTCGAGCTGCAAGATCTCCATCAGATATTCCGGTGGGATCTCCCGCACAAACTGCCGGTAGCTGACAAAGAAGTGCAGCACGTCATCCGTGATTTCCCAGCTAAGGTTCGTACCGCGCAGGCTGGCCAGCTGCCGCAGCAGGAATATCAGCGTTCCCGCCATCGCCCTGCACTGCTCACGCGGGCGCTCCCCCGCCGGAAAAAAGCGCACATCGAAGTGCTGCACGATTTCCGTCCGATGATTGGGGTACGGCGTGATGTCCGCGGTCAGCTGATGGATCGCAAAACAGGGCTCGGCAAAGCCCTGCTCGATGGATTCTGTGTATACATCGTACTGCGCTTCCGGATACTGCACACGCAGCGCATTGCGGATTTCCTTTACAACGTCAATCATGTGCCGCACCTCCCTCTAACAGTCTTCTCACAAACTGCCGTGACCGCTTTCCAATCACCTCGGGCGCAAGCCATTCTATTTCCATCAAAGACAGCCGCATCATAAAAAATCCTTCGCTCCATCCCACCGTATTGCCGCTTTTAACAACGCGATGTCCATTTTCAACCCACGGCGCGTACGCCGTGTTATTATAAATCTCGATTTCGAACACATCACCGCGCTGCCGCACTTTCGTGATGAACCAGCCCCGGCGCAGTTGTCCGGTATCAACCGGCGTTTTCCGCTTGGTGCGGCGCAGCAGCATATTTCCAAGCTCTTGTAATACCTCACGGGTAAAACGTTCACTTGCCTTGGTGTCGACGGCAGACCGAAAGCGATCTGCCATTGCCCTAAATTCCGAGAAATCACAACTTCCCCAGCTTGCCATTAGGCGCACCCCTTTCGCGTGACGGACAACTGCTGATGCGTCGGGTAGGCGATACCCTCTCCGCTGTACCGCAGCGCGTAGGTCACGCCGTACTGCGTCACCGTGATCCGGCAGCCCGCGGGAATTTCCAGCTCAGGCGCACAGAAAACCGTGCCCTGATAGCCGATCTCCCCTGCGTCCTCGCCCCGCGCCCCATTCGGTGCACCGGAAAAAGAGAGCGCACATGGCACATCCGCATACAGCACGGCATCCGGCGTAACAACGGTTTCGCCATCTACATTCGTCTTGCGGCTGCCCATAACGGTCATCACACCGTCATAGGTCAGCTCGAGCCATTTGCGTTCCAGCTCAGGATTGCCCAGCATGCTGTCACCTCCGCATCTTTCGGAAAGCGTTCAGCTGCACGCCGTAGTCCGTCAGGAAGTCGCCCGAGGAGACAAGCTGCGCCATCTGCTCGGCAACCGATGCGAAAGAATAGGACGTATCGCCACGCGACACGCCCTTGACCACCGGCTGCATTTGTTCTGCGTCCAGCTGTGTACTGTTGTAAAGACCCCGCACCATCATAACCGCCGTATGCAGCAACTGATCCGGTACTTCCCTCAGATTACAGTAGTTGCAGATCTCCTCGATCACCAGATCGCAGGCAAAATCAAGCGTCTGCTCCGCCGCCGCCGGAAGCAGTACTTTCACCTTCGCCAGCAGATTTTCCTTCGTCATCCTTCCTGCCCCGCTTTCCGGACGGCTTTTTCATGGATTCGCTTTCCGCGATCTGCTCCACCTGAAAGCCGCGTCCCTCACACCATGCCGCAAGCCATGGATCATCGGTCTTTGCCTCGCCGTTCACAAACGACAGCGAGGCAAACCGCTCATTATAGCCCTTATCCGTTTTGATTTTGTACATCCGTGCCACCCCTTACTTGCCCTTACTTAATCTTGAAGTTGCGCAGCACACCGGCCGCACGGGTCTTTTTCAGCACCGTGGCCGCCACCATTTCCACATCGCCCGACTTGACCGCACCGGCCGTGGAGAAGTCTGGCAGGGTCGTGTTGATGATCTTACCGCCTGCGGGGGATACGGCATGGAAGCCGTCCAAACCGAAGCGCACAGCGTACAGGTCGGTCAGACCGGTGACGGACGAACCGCGCGTCACGATCGGCACCACCGGCACCTCTGCGGAGCCGTTGTAGTAATACTTCAGATCCACCAGCGGAATGCCGTTGTAGGATTCGATCGTGCGGCCAAACGCATCCTCGCCATGGGTCAGATAACCGGCGCGGCGGGCGCAGGCCTTCAGCTTGGTGATCAGCGCACCGTTTGCCATCAGCATGGTCGGCGTGCCGTCCAGCTCTGCAAGCAGACCGTCAATGCTGTCCAGAACCAGTTTATAGTTCTCATCCACCTTGGCGGCCGTGCTCAGGTCGATCGCGGTGTCCGCGCTCTTGTTCAGCTCGGTAGAAGTCCCGACAAGCATCTTGTCCAGACCGTCAAAGCCCGCGCTGCCCTTGTCGCCGTTGATGGCGGTGTTGTGGAACAGGTTGATCGTCGCTGCGATCTTCTGCTCGAGCTGGAACTGCACTTCACTGATCTGGCCGTTGGTGGTGTTTGCGATCACGCGGTCTACCTGGAACGAACCGCCGAAGATCTTCAGCTCAACGGTTTTTTTCTCACGATCCGCTTCCTTTGCGGTATACTCAGCGTTGATCTCACGGAATGCCGCGGTCGAGGGCGTTTTCAGCTGCGTATAACCATAGGTCAGCGTGCTGCCGCCGGTACCGGGCGAAACCGAGTTGTCGAAAGTCAGTGCATCGAGCAGCATAGACCCTCTGCGGAAATTGTCGATGACCGTCTGGTCAACGTGGTCAGCCATACCGACCTTTGCCTGTGCAAGTGTTACGGGCATTTGTCATCTTCCTTTCTCATGCCGTATAGTGTTCTGCAAGCGCACTACCTAAATCGCTTACAGTGTTGGGTTTTCCGCCTCCGGCGGGATGATATCCAGAGCCGCCGTTGGAACCATCTCCCCCGGCTGCACCCTTGCCGTTATTTCCGTCTCCGCCATTTGCATCTTCAAACAGCCAAGACTTGTCCTTTTTCAGACTCTCCACCTGTGCATCCAGACCGGTTACCTTGCCGTCCTTGTCGATCTTGATCTCATCAAGCTTGAGTGCGGCACGGGTCAGCTGCGGATCACGGGCGTGTGCTGACACCAGCGCAAGATCAATCGCCGCATCACGGCGGATATTAGCCGTATCGGTGTCGTACTTAGTCTGAAGATCCTTGAGGTCATCCTCCAGCTTCTTGGGGTCCTTGCCGTCCCACGCCTTGGCCGCCTCGCGCAGATCCCTGATCGTAGTGTTCGCTGTATCAAGCTCGCGCTGCTTGGTTTCAAGGTCTGCCTTGGGCACATACGCGCCGCCGGCGGCGTTGACCACCTCGAAGCCCGCCTGCTTCGCCGCCTCGGAAAACTGCTCCCACGTCAGCGCACCGGCTTCAAATAATGTCTTCAAAAATTCCATTTCTGCATGTCCTTTCTTGGTTTTGGGTATGAAAAAACCACCCTGACTTTCGTCTTGGTGGTTTCATCGTTTTGTTTTTGCATGACAAAGGCACTCCGTTACCGAAGCGCCCTCGTCGAAGTTTCTGGTATTTTGGTGGGTGTGCCCCTTCCCACATTTCTTTTGACCCAAAGGGTGCGTAGCAGCACAATCTCTACTTCAAAATACCACTTATCTGTATGTGTATTATAGCATGATTATTCTTTTTTGTAAAGCATTTCGCTTTTATTCATAAGCTTCTGCAAATTCTTATCTCTAAGCCGATAAAAAGTCATAATCGAGTTTTTCCGATCCGCATCATCAATGTCCAACGCCAATCTGGTAACTACATTCAAGTTGGTTTCAGGGAGACCCTTTATCATAAAAACCGTTCCCTCATGTTTTTCATCGACCAATACTATATCCGGATCAAGCGCCGACGCGGCACCATACTTCTCGAAAAATTCAACATCTTCTGGATGGCGCTGACGAATATGCTCTAAACGCTCATCCATGATAATCAATTCTTTGGTCTGCAATTTGCCGAAGCGTTTTTCCAGATAATCCGCCTTCAGTTCGCCCAAAGATCGATAAGTTGATTGCTCATTGTCCACCGATTTTTCCCCATTCTCCCCTGTCTTTGCTTCCATTATAGCAGATTTTGTCGATTTATCAACCATATCCCCATCGACATATTTCTTATGCCACTCAGCATAGGTCATGCCCTGCTCGACAAGCTCTCTTTTGCCGGTAACCGGATTGCGTGCCGCACGCGGACCGTCCATGTCAAATTCAGTCACCGGCACGGTCGTGCACCGGCACCGCGGATGCAATGGCGGGTAATTTACACCCGTCTCACGCTCTGGCAAACGGAAGCTCTTGCCATCCATCGCCCTGCAGGTGGGGCAGGTCTTTAAGTCGAGCGATGCGTCAAACTGATATTCCCCCACGCCGGTTTCCTCATAGCCCTTAGCCGTGGCCTGCGCCGCCATGTGCGCACTTTCTGTCTGCACCAGTGTTTCGGCACGCCGCTCCGATACCCCCATCCGCTCCGCAAAGCGTTTGGTGGTCTTTTGCAGCGGCTCACCTAACACAAAGGCGCGGGATAATTCCTGTTTCAGTTCGCGCAGCAGCTTGTCCCGATCTGCCCAGATACGAGAGGAAAAGTCACTGTCAAGCCACGGCTGCGCAAGGATATGTTCCAATAGCTCAGTGTTGATCCGCGCGAATGATGTACGCACCGCCGCCTGCTGGCTGACTGTATACACGGTCTGGTAATAGGTATCTGTGTAGACCTCCGCCAGATGGTCATGCAGTTGTTCTTCCTGCGACTGGAACAACGCTTGAACGCGCAGTTCAAGCTGCGTTTGCAAGGCCTGTAAGCGCGAGACACGCGTGCGCAGATAGATTTCATTCAGCTCTTTGTCATAGCCGCCCGCGATCGCTTTGGCGCGGAACTCATCGAGCGACATACGGAAGTCTTCGAGCTCAGCATCCTTCAGCAGCCGACGCGCCTCCGCCATGCTGATACTTTCGTTCTGCGCATAACGGGCGTAGAATACCGCGAGCTCCTGATCCAGTTCATGCAGGATGCGCTTGTACTCACGCGCAATATCCTGATTCAGCTTCTCATCTGCCTGTATCTGTCGCTCCGCCTGCTGCAAGGTGCGCTTGCGCCAATAGGCGCTGTTTAATTTACTCGCTGCTGTTGCCATCGTCCGGATCACCGCCGTTCAACCGGAACCGGAACTGCGGCTGCTGTTCTGCTGCGGCATCCTGCTCCTTTTTCAGCTGTTTCTGCTCGGCCTCCGCATCTTCTACCCACGGATGATTCTTGATCACCGTCTGATCGGAAATCACACCAACCGATTGCGCAGCGATCTGCGCCGTCTCCAAATCATTCTGAATCGCATTGCGCGTCCATGTCTGGATGATCTTCGCTGGCTCTGCCATACCGGATACCCGGCAGGCGGCGCGTACCAGCTCCGCAAAGCCGGTGCGGAACTGTGTCTCCATCTGCACGGCTTTAAGCTCCAACAGGCTGTACAGGTATTTGAGTGCGACACCCGAGCTATCCCCAAACTGCTCCGGATCCGGGTCCACGCCCATACCGGATACAAATATCTGCTTGCGGATGCGGTCCAGAAACGCGCCCCGCGCCTCATGCGGGATCTCTGCGCGGATCGTATCCACCCCGCCGTCGCCCTCTACCTTGATGACCTTGGACTGCTTCAAATCGCTGAGGAATTCGGTTTTCCCTTCGCCGCCGTAGTTTTTGATGACGAAGATGACCTCCTGCACATCCTCCATGTCGTTTGCAAAGCCGGAAACGACCTTGTCATACGCGTCGATCAGATCCTTGTAGAGCGGCAGGTCATCGGTGTGCTGTGCGTTGTTGTAAAACGGGATAAACGGCACCGCGCCCAGACCGTGCACCAGCTCCTGACCGACTTCCGGATAATTAAAATAGGCATAATTGCCATAAGCGTTCTGCCGGTAGAAACGCACGCGGGTATCGTCCCAAAATTCGCACACCTGCACGTTTTGCCCCTGCTTCGGTTCCAATGTGGTATAGCACCGCAGGACACCTATCAGCTCACTGTCCAGCGTTCCGGAGTAAACCGGCACGATCTGCACCGGGTCTACCGTGTGGTACCGGAATCGTCCGTCTGCGCCGCGCCAGTAATGCAGCCAGCCGACCGATGTGTTGCTGGCGTCAATGCCGAGCTGCATTGCCGTGGCCGTATACTGATCCCCCAGCAGGGCGGCAACGCCCGCATTGGCTGTCTTATCCCCCAGATCGAACAGCGGCGGATAGGACAGCGCATAGCTTACCTTCTGTGTCACCAGCAGGTTATGCCAGTTGTGCGAAATCCGGTTGTCCGCCAGATGCAGCGGATTGCCCAAAGCGGCCTCGGTCTCTGACTGCCGCTGCACAACGCTGTTGTCATCTTTGATCCGGTTATGATTGGCAAAATAATTACGCGCCTCTTCCGCGCGCTTGATAAACTTCCGGTGCCCGTCCAGCAGGCATCGGATCGTTCTGCTGTTCACTTCCAAACGCTGACGCCTCCCTTCCTGTTAAACTGCTCCGCGACACCCGTTGTAGCATCCGGCGCGTCATCGTGCGCATTTTTACCTTCTTTTTGATAGGACTGCATTGCTTTTGCGTATTCTGGCCACCGGTCACGCCAGTTTGCCGGAAAATAAATATGATCCTGCACCCACGTTGCGTTGGTGAGGATCCGTGCGATCTTGTTTTCACTTTGGTGGAACCACTCGATGCGGCAGCGGTTGGTGCCCAACGCACGCAGCTCCCGCTCCACGTTGCGGGCAAAGCCGCGACCACCGTTGTTGCTCTCGATGCGGGCCACATTACAGCTGTGCGCCGCGAGCCGCCGCGCTGTTTCCGGTTCGGTGACCTCCATCGGTGCCTTGGTGTAGTACACGTCCAGCACATAGGCCTCGTGGTTGTACTCGCCGTAGATGATCGAGCACAGAAAGTCGCTGCCCTGATCGGCGGTGTCCGTGTAGTTGCTAATGCGGGTAAAGAGCGGCTTGCCGTTTTCGTCCCGCGGGATATCGGTGTAGGTCTTAAAGCTGCTGTACAGCCTGCCCTTGAGATCGATCGGCTCCTGCTGGTAGTTCGCGGACGCAATTTCCTCAGACATGGTACGCACTTTGTCATCGTAGTCCGCGTGGGTCAGTACGGCGTCACATAGCATCGTACCGTCGTCCTGTAGTGCTTTCATCGTGATGTGCTCCGCGTCCGGCCAATGTGTCAGTGCGCGGCCGGCCAAGTCGTTCGTCGCCCAGCGGGTCATAATGATGATAATTTTATAGCCGGTCTCTGTTCGGGACAGCATGGTGTCCGTAAACCACTGCCACTGCTTTTCAAGGACATTCTCGTTGAACGCTTCCTCGGCTTTTTTGATCAGGTCGTCGATAATCAGTTTGCGCGCGCCGAAGCCGGTTGCCGTACCGCCGGGAGAGGTTGCCAGATAGCTGGCATACTGCCCTTCCAGCGCCCACTTGCCTGCGGCCGCCTCGCCGTACTTGATGCGGGTATCCGGGAAAATGTCCGAGAACACCGTGCGGTTCGGGTCGAACTTCTCCTCCGCAATGCCATCCCGCACCGAGCGGGCAAAGGTTGTGGACAGCGTTTCGTTGTAGCTGCCGGTCATGATCTGCTCGCGGGGGTCACGTCCGAACAGCCACTGGGACAACAAAACCGCCGTGCGACTCTTGCCATGGCGCGGCGGCATATTGACGACCAGCACCTTGCGATCACCCTCGCAGAACGCCTGCAAACGAGTACAAAGCTCTTTCAGGTACGGTCGATCCTCCCGATAGAAGTCCGGCGCCATCAGCTTGCAGTACGACCAAAACTCGCGCTTCGCAAGCTCCATCCGAGCCGCGCGCCGGATTGCAGGATCAACCATCCGATCCCGCCAGCTTCCGCAGCTCCTCGGTCGTCAGGCCGGCAAACGGGTTTTCAATTCCGATCGCACCTGAGTGTTCAAGCTGCTGCTTGTCCCGCCATACCGCAGACTTGCGGTTCTTGAGCCAGAAAATCTGCGCGGTCACGTCCGGCGGCACGTGCTTGACCGTCTGCGTGGTTTTGACCGACTTTTTCCCGTTCTCCTTGCTGACCTCGACGCGCTCTTCCGTGTATTCATAGCCGAGCGCACGCTTGAGCAGCGCGTTCTCGACCTCAATGTCTACGACCTCCTTGCCCCTTTTTAAGGCCTCAGAAATCTCAGGATACTTGTTTTTCCAGTCATACAGCGTTGTTGCCGTGATGCCGATCTTGTCGGCCAGCTGCTCATCTGTCAGCCCGTCGCGTGCCCACGCTTCCAAACGGGTGACCCCGTCCGGCGTGAGCCATTCCTGATATTTGCCTTTCGCCATGGGAGCACCCCTCCTTTCGGGCAATAGAAAAGCACCCTCAAACGAGAGTGCCTTTCCGGATTTGGAGATAAAAACATGGATAGATGTTGGTTGCAGAGGCCGGATTCGAACCGGCGTTATCGAGGTTATCGAGCCTCGCGAGCTTCCGCTGCTCTACTCTGCCATATACCCGCCCCGCGCTTGCAGGACGGGTAAAAAAGAGGGAAAGAACGCGAAAAGCAGAATGGGTCTTCATCCACACCCCGCATCTTCACAATGCCATAATACCATAGAGCCTATATGACATTCTATGACGTCTTTATTCCATGCCCGTGATTGTACGAATTTCGCACAGAGCCTGTCCATGTAACCTCATGACCTGCCGCCACGAATACTGCATCTGCACGGCGACCTCCTCCCACGTCTTATCGTTCACATAATACTCGGTCAGCAGCGTCGCCAGCGTGTTGTCCTCAACCTGCCCGATCACCTGCAATATCTCAGCGCGTACTTGTTCCAGCTTCTCGATTTGCCGGTCAACAGACAGGCTGAGCTCTGCATAAGCCGCATGCTTGTCCGCCGGCTCTCCCCCGGAAACATGTTCACCGCCACTCACCACGACAGAAGTTGCACGAGCAAATGCCTGCTCCTTGCTGGTCTGCAGGGCACGCAGCCGTCCGCTCATTTTCCGCGCACGGATCAGCCATTCCTTTGCCGTCATACTCATGACTATATCCCCCTCACGCTGTTGACCGTACTTGCTCGATGCGGGCCTTAATGCTCTCCAGCAGCATATCCTGCGTATCCGCCTTACCCTCCAGCGCACTGACCACATCGTGATCCACGCTGCCGTCCACCAGCAGATGGTGCACGATCACCCTTTCCGTCTGTCCCTGCCGGTGCAGACGTTTATTGGCCTGCTGGTACAGCTCCAAACTCCACGTCGGGGTAAACCAGATCACATGATTACCACCCTGCTGCAGGTTAAGTCCATAGGCTGTGCTCGCCGGATGCGCCAGCAGGATGTCGATCTTGCCGGCATTCCAATCGTCCTCGTCAGCGGGACCGCCAAACACCCTGACGCACAGCCCGCGGCACTTCTTGTGCAACGCGTCCAGAATACGATCCCGCTCGTGCTGGAAGGCGTAGAACACCAGCGCACTCTTGCCGTTTAGGCTCTCGACCAGCTCCAGGAACGCTTCAACTTTGCAGGTGTGTATCACCTGCGGCTGATGATCGGCGTTATACACCGCACCGCCGGCAAGCTGCAGCAGTTTGTTGGTCAGCACGGCGGCCGTGTCTGCGGTGATCGTATCCTCAGCGACCTCCAGCAGCATATCGCGCTCCATCGTGTTATATGCCTTCCGTGCTTTTTCGTCCAGCATAACCGGCGTGGTGACCTCGACACACTCTGGCAGCGTGAGATAGTCGTCCGCGCTCATGCTGATGCAGATATCGCCGATTAAATCCTGCACCGCTTTTTCGGTTCCCATCTTCGGCTTGTAAGTAAACACCCGTTCTGCGTTACGCTTGTCCGGCAGAAAATAGCGCTCCCTGAAGCCCCCAATCGTTCGGCCTAATCGCGCACCCTCATCAAGCAAATACAGCTGCGCCCACAGGTCGATCAGATTATTAGGGGCGGGCGTGCCGGTCAGCAGCACGATGCGATGGATCTTTGGCCGGACACGTTTCAGCGCCCGCCAGCGCTTCGTGCTCTGGTCCTTGAAGCTGCTGCTTTCGTCGATCACCACCATGTCAAACGGCCAATCGTTGCGATAATAATCCACCAGCCACTCCACGTTCTCACGGTTGATCACATACACGTCGGCCGGCCTGGCCAACGCCCGCTCACGTTTTATGCGGCTGCCCAAAACGGTAGAGATACGGAGGTCTTGCAGGTGGTCCCACTTTTCCGCCTCCCGGCTCCACGTCGCCTCCGCCACCTTCTTTGGGGCAATAACCAACACCTTGCACACCCAAAAGCGATAATACTTCAGCTCCCTGACCGCAGTCAACGTCGTAACTGTCTTGCCAAGGCCCATATCCAGAAAAAGGCCTGCCGCCGGCAGCTCCAGCAGCTTGCTGATGCAAAGCTTCTGGTAGTCATGTGGTACAAATTCCATCGTTTTTCACCTTCTCTACAAAACAGTCCACCTGTTCTTTACTGTCAATTACCTCTACCCGAAAACCAAGGGACTTGAGTGTGCCGATCTGGTGGATCTGCAACGGCCGTGGTGCTGCCCCCGGCGCTTTCAATTCCACAAATACCACCCGGCCGCCAGGAAGGCATACCAGCCGGTCAGGCACACCATCGTTGCCGGGGCTGACAAACTTATAAGCCTTTCCGCCAATAGTACGCACTCGGTCTCGCAGGTATTTTTCGATGTCCTTTTCTCTCATAAAATTGGCCCTTTCTCTCTCGCGCATGCGCGTGCGCGTGCGCGCACGTGGAAATTTTATTTTTTTGCGGGCACAGGGGGAAACTATATTTTTATTACCCTCTATTACCTCTATATTTTAATTCAATAGAAAAGATTGTAACATTGTAACACTTACTGTGTTAACTGTCTTTTTGTTATACAAATTCACGCTAACAACATATTTTTGTTGCATAGCGTTCGTTACAAATAACTGTTACAATCTAAAATAAGATTGTAACTTTGTAACCCTGAATTTAGATTGTAACGCCTACTTTGTAACGACTTTTTCGAACCCTCGTTGAAGTTTACAGTAGCCAAACCGCGCTGGATTTTTCATGCGCTTCCATCCCGGCAAAGCTGCTACGATGCTGTTGATCTCCGATGCATCGCTGTTCTTGATAAATCGAGGATCCCCATTCATCGCCTCGCACCAAATCTCCAGTGCGCATACCCTCGTCCGAGGTACCAACTCGCCGGTATACTGCGCCGCCCCCTGCCAGTACATAACCCGCTGCTCCAGCTTCCACGTTGACCAATCTACAGGAACCGGCTGCTCGAGGAAGTCCTCGATGATACCTTCCTTTACTGAGACCTTACGGTGTTCCTCCTGCCGCTCCCGCGCCTCCATCTCAACGGAGCCCGCCAAGTACAACGGCTCCCCCAAACGGTAGCGCATGACCGCTTCTGCCCACACCTGCGCGATCTCATCGTCCGTCAGATCATTCCACACGCTTTTGCTTCTCGGCTGCACACCAACAACTACCGGCCAAAAACGGCGGTTCCCGGTGCGGTCTGTCAGGAATTCACTTTCGTTTGTGGTCCCGAAGAAGACGCAGTGCCTCGGTATCTCTTTAACATGCCGGCCATACGCCGCGCGGAAGCGGTCGTGCTGCTGGCTCAGGAACTGCTTGATACGCCCGACCTCCGTGCGGTTAAAAGCCTCCAGTTCAGACACTTCAACGAGCCACACGTTCTGCAGCAGCTCCGAAGCTTCCTTACCCTCGAAGGTTCGGATGCTGTCGTTGAAATACCCGCAGGACATCTTACTGATCAACGTGGACTTGCCGATACCCTGCGCGCCGGTCAGGATCGTCATGCTGTCGAACTTCACGCCCGGCCGCAGCGCCCGTGCTACTGCTGCGGTGAACGCCTTGCGTGTCACTGCGCGCGTGTACTCCGTATCCTCTGCGCCCAGGTAGTCGATGAGCAGCGTATCCAACCGTGGTGTCCCGTCCCATACCAATCCTTCCAGATAGTCCACAACATCGTTGAATGCATGCCTGCTGCTATGTAGGCTCAGGGCTCCGTCCACGCGAGCCGCGCCGGCGATATCATACACTTTCTCCAGATACCAGTACAGACCCTGATTGTCATTGTCCTCCCACGACCGCCGCTTATCGCGCGGATCCCACGGGACAGCGCCGAGGATCTCACCACGACCGGCAAACTCGTTCAGGGCGAATCGGCCCTTGAGCAAAGGATCATTCTCGAGAATAATCCATACATTGTCCATCGTATTATCGACCTTGCCTGTTTTCGGGTGTACACTTAGGCGGGCCATCCATGCCGTGTCTGTTGGCGTCGCTGCCGGCGTCGGTTGCTGCGCCTGCTGGGCAATCTCTGCGAATTCTGCAGTTGCCTGCGCAAACCGTTCTTCCTGCAGCTTCCCGGAGACCTCCGGATCTGCCAGTGCGAAGCGACACATTGCGTCGTAGCTCGGCAGTCGATTGACCGGAGTTCCTTCGGCGGCCTCGTCATCCTGCTCGCTGAACTTATGCAGACGCACAAGGTCGAATGCGTTGACGAGGATGCCGCTGCACGGGTCCGTCGCATGGTGGGAATAAAGAAATCTGCCGTCATCATAAAGCACTGCCCCACCCGCTGTACTGCCTTCAGCATAGGTGTAACGCCCGGGTACGTCCGTTTCGGTGTAAACCCCCGGGAGGAAGTGTTCCATCGCAGCAGGCACGTCATACACACGGCAGAACGCACCTACAACCCCGGGCTTGTCCAACGGGTCCCCCTGCTTCTTGGCACTGCGGTCGCGGATCTTCGCCTCGCCCGGCACAGCGGGCCAGCTGCTCACATCATGCCAGTCATCGTATAGCTTCAGCATACCGTCTGCGCTGAGGAACGGCTTGTCCTCTGACCGGAATATGTATTCCCCATCAGCGCAAGCAGAAGGCCAGTACATCAGGCGCTCCAGCTGGAAGGTAGTAGGGTCGAACCATGTCATTTCCGGCTGGATCAGTTTGGCCATCATACGACAAATAGGCTCGTACTCCTCCGGCTGCAGCGTCCGATCTGAGGCAACAACGATGCGCAGCCGCGGTGCTTCCGGACTATGCTTCCTCGTGGAGTACAGGCAATACCCAGCACCCAGACCTGAGCAACGCCGCAGAACTTCCTCAGTCGCGCCCGGCGGCAGGTTGTCCAAATCCAGTGTCAGCAGATCGCGGCCTTTTACATTGGCCTTCTTGCGGCGGCCTTCCAGCTCACCGCCCACGAAGCCGCCGACATCTTTCCGCGCATCCTGATCCGCCTTCCGCATGGCCAGATATTCCGCCAGCGTTTCGGTACCGCGAAGAGGGTTTTGCAAGCGCTGATATAATTCGGACAGCAACATCCCGGTAGGCTGCCAGTTTATAGACTTACGGCTCGCTCCAGTTGCTATCACTATTTTACGGTCATTAGTCATAATCAGTTATCCTCCCGCAGTGGTCTTTCTTTTGCCCCACACCGGAGCCGCCGAACCATTCGGCAGCTCCCGCCTATGGCAAATCACTTTCCCAAATTGATCCCTGCACGCAGATGTTTTTCCGCAGCCTTTTGAAGCGCACTCAAGGCGTTTTCGATAATGATTACCTTGGGCAGCTTGGAAGGCTCCTTCAGGATCACCCGAATATACTGTTGTTGTTAAGCACCTCCGTTTCCTCCCGACAACCCAAGGTTAAGCACACGGATCAGCGCGCAGTCATCGCAGTGCAGCTCATGTAGGCTGTCCGTATCCTCTATTTCCCGCGGGAAACGGCAATACTCGTCGCAGAACTCTTCCGCCATGCGCTTTGTGACTGTTTCCCAACAAGCCGGATGGAATACTGGTGCAGCCATTACAGGCTGACCGCAGATTTTACACTTTGCCATTGCTTTATCCTCCTATATCATCTCAGTCCTTAGTGAAATACTCACCGACCCAACCGTCCACAGCCAGCGGAAGCCCAGGCGCCCATGCGATAGGCTGGCTCATAATGCGAATGACTTCGTCCAGATCGGCCCTCTCGCTGTCCACCTCTGCGACAATCTCATCGTGGATATGAAACACGATTGGGATTCCCGCAGCTTCCAGACGCGCAATATTCGTCGCAAGACAGTCGCGTGCAATAGCCTGCACACAGTTCTCGGTGAGCTTACCGCCATACGTATCCAGCGGCCGCCACTTCTTGGTTGTCTGATCCATGCCGTAATAGTGGATCGATTTGCCGCCCCACTGGTTTACGCCAAGATACGGCTTGGCGTAAAAGAGCTTACGGCCGGACGGCAGCCGGATTGTAAGGAAGTCCTGTCCGTGATCCACGTCCGCTTCCCGTGCAAAGACCAGCCCCCGGGTAGCGCACGGTCGGCCCGTCTCGATCGCCTGAATAGCTGCCTGTTCGATCGCCTTCCAGCAACGGACGATAGCGGGGTTTGCGCTGCGCCAGCGGGACACGATGTCAGGCAGCTCCTCCTCTGACAGACCCATTTTCAAAGCGCCCATGGCGACCAATGCGCCGGCGCCGCCTTGATATCCCAGTGCGAGCGTTGCCACCTTCCCCTTCTGCCGTAAGGCGTACTCCGGCTGCCCCTTTACGATACGATCGATGGGCACGCCAAACATCTGCGATGCGGTCGCCTCGTAGATCTTCCCGTGCGTGCGGAACACCTGCAGCACCCATGCTTCGCCGGCGAGCCACGCGATCACGCGCGCCTCAATCGCTGAAAAATCAGCGTCGACGAACCGCTTTCCCTGCGCCGGTACAAACGCTGTCCGCACGAGCTGGGACAGCGTGTCAGGAATGCTGCCGAATATAAGCCGCAGCCCTTCGGGGTTTTGGCTCTTGGTGATGTCACGTGCCAGATCGAGGAGAGCGCCGTGAAGATAGGTACGCGGCAGGTTTTGTACCTGCACCAAGCGTCCGGCCCAGCGGCCTGTACGGTTGGCGCCGTAGAACTGCAGCAGCCCCCTCACACGGCCGTCTGAGCAGCCGACGGACACCATCGCCTTATACTTCTTGGTGCTGGTCTTGGAAAGCTCCTGCCTGAGCTGAAGAACACAGTAGGCGTTGGGATCCATCTCCCCTTCATGCTCCAGTGCGTCCGCTACGGTCTCTCCCCGTAGGTCAGCGATTGGCACGCCCATGCCCTGCAGCCAAGTGAGCAGCTGCTCCCGACTGTTTGGATTTTCGAGTGCGGTCAGTTCCCGCGCTTCCGCCCTAGCCTGATCCGCGTTCTGCTGATCGCAGTACAGTGCGCCGACAATTAAGCTGGTGTCCAACGCAACACCGCGGGCATTGATGAGCTGATCCTGCACCCATTCAGCCTGCACAGCCTCAGGAACCGGAAAGCCGGATAGCAGATGCTCGATCTCCATTTCGGTGACAACGTCCTGCCGGTTGTACTCGCGAAACAGTTCCCACTTTGCAGGGTCATGGTGCGGCAGGTTCCGGGTGCGGCCGCCGTTTGACTTGGTCGGAGCGCAAGGTGCGCAGAAATACCGGATCAGTGCCTTGCCGGCGGTCATCTTCTGCTTGTCCTGCGGAAGCCCGAGTGCTTTGCCGGTTGCGTCCAAACCCGCAGTATATCCACAGTATAAGCCGTGCAGCATCGTACAACGCCACTGATCCACCGGCATACCGATACCATATCGCCGGGATAAGCAATACCACTCGAAAGCAGCATTATAGGCGTGCTTGATGTATTCATTGCTGTGCAGAGCATTCAGGAACCAACGTGGTACCTTATCCCCCTGTGCCAGATCGATCAATTCAACCTGGCCGCCGTCCAGTGAGTAAGCGATCAGCAGGATCTCAAAGTCCGAGCTTTGAGCATACTTATACAGACCGCTTTCAGCGATGGGAACGGAAGAATATGTTTCAATGTCGATAGATAAATGGTGCTTCAAGGCAAAAGCCTCCTGTTACTATATAGTTGTCTCGGAAATGTGGTAGCCAGCTACGAGCCGAGACATCTCGTTGCCTAAGCTGTTAGAATAGGAAGGTAATGGTCTGACCCAAACCTCCAAGGGCTTCAACGCCCGTACGAAAGTCAGTCAGCCATCCTCCTATTCGCAGTGTTCGATTTGTGCAGGTAGAACCGCGTGTTCGTGTCACCAAACAGATAGAATCGGCAATGGGTAGAATGGCTTTGTCCATTGCAATTTCTTTTTAGGAGTGAAGAACATGAACGCAGCAGGTATCGATGTTTCCAGCAGAAAGAGTACGGTCGCTGTCCTTCGTCCTTTTG